GAATCTCGTCACAATACACAATCCTTGGGTGCGCCTCATCTTCGATGCCTTGGTACACCGTTCGGCTCTTGAGGCAGTCCATCATCAGGCTTTGCGGGGTCTTCTCCACGGCGGTGCAGTCAACGCTACATTCGCCTTCGCACCAAGCAATGGTCTGCCCTTGAATCACTCCGACGAACACAACCACCGCCACATCCTCGCAAACGTGTTCAACGCGAATTGATACCTCGCGCAACAAGCCATCCGCCGGGTCAATCAACTCGGCCTTGATGTACTCATAGGTGGTCCCGTAGAAGGTGAGGTTGGACGTGATGGTCTTCTTGATGCTCTCGCCGTCCTCGCTTTCAACGTCAATGCTCGTAGTGATGTCTTGCGCCCCGTCCATATCGAAGTCCGGAACCAGCACGTTGTTGACGTATATCCGTATCATCTCCGCGTGTTGAGCATGTTGGTCTTCCGAATGTGTCCTTGGACGAGCATGCTAATCCCGTCTCCGTCCATGTAGACTGACGTTCGCGGCTGTGACTGAATCGCCTTCACAATCCTGTCTGTGCCACGCTCACCCTCAATGCCAATCCTCAACCCCTTGCCTTTGCCGAGCATCTTGCCAATGTCTACGCGGCCACGATGAATCTGCTCAAGCCAGCGCTTGTTGTCACCAAGGCTTACGACCTCATGCGGCATGATGTATTCGTTGGCATGATAGATGTACGGTTTTCCCCCAAGAACATTGGAGATATTGTCCGGATTTCCCGAACCTGTGTACCCGCCAAGCCGTGACCATTCCGCGCTACCGCCCTCGCGGAATGCTGGTATTGATGATGTCGTTAGCGCCCGTGCTTGAGCGAGGCCAGCGGTGAGCGCGATGATGGTTGATGCGATGGTCACAGCCGTAAGGAAGCCACCGCCCTCTGCTGCGGCGCGTGCAATGGCAACCGCTCCGGCGGCGGCTGCTTCAAGTTGTGCAATGGCAAGGCTCTGCCGTGCGGAGCGCCTACGTGCATCATTGAGTTCTTGTAGCCTGTTCTTCTCCGCTTCAAGCACGGCGGCATTGCCCTTGTCGGCAAGGTCGCGGGCCTCTTGGACACGTCCCTCTTGAGCCTGTATCTGAAGGTCAAGCGATTGTTGTTGAGCGTCTGACCATGCCCTCCATGCGTCTATGCCAAGTTGCGCAATGGTCTGTGCATCTTCAGCAATCCCAGCGATATACTCCCGGCGTATCTGCTTATCACTCTTCGGTTGTGCCGTTGGCAAATTGATTGTCGCTTCAATCTCCCTGATTCTGTTGACCGCTGCGGTGATTTCTTCCTCCGTTGCTGCGCCCGATGCTTGGAGTATGCCCAGCCGCCTACGTGCGAACTCTAACATCAACACCAAGCGTTCCCGTTCGCCTTCACTCTCAATCTTTTCAATTTCTTCTTGTGATGCTTGCGCGTTCTGCGCGAGTGTGAGTTTCGCCTGTTGGTCAAGTTCAGCAAAGGCCAGCGTTGCTCTCTCTTCCTCTTGCAACCGTTCAAGCAAGACTTTGGGGTCGGCCTCATCAGCCCCCGCAATGCGCTTGTTCAACTTGTCAATCTCCGCTTGAAGCAATTTCACCTTCGCCGCAACGTCATCAAAGTTGGTAGCGTCAGCGGGTAGATTATCCAGCGCAGCCTTGAGTGTCCGCAACTCCGCATTCAGCGCATTCAATGACCCTGCCGGAAGCGTTTCCTCTTGGCCCAATAGGTCTTGCGCTTCCTTGAGTTGCTTGGTGACGGCGAGGTACTGGTCACGAACCTTGAAGAACTCTTCACTTCCAAATTTCAATTTGTCCGTCAACACCGTTTGCAATTTGCGTTGCTCGTCTTGCAACGCCTTGATGCTTCCGGCAAGGGCTGGAGCCTCTTTTGCCTCACCGCCTCCTGTTCCCGTTAGTGCTTGGTCACGCTTCTTGGCAACGCCCTCAAGCCGCTTGATTTCATCAGCCAAGAAACGCTGGTATGCGTCATATACCTTCTTGATATTTCGCTTGCCGGCCTCGGTGTTCTTGTTCAGATTGTCAGTATCAGCAAAGAACACGTCTTCACCAAGGGCTTCAATCTCTTCTTTCGTCAACTCCAGCCCTTCCAATTTTGGAATCGCGAATCGGCCTTGCGAGATAGCGTTGAAGACATCGAAAGTTGCTTCAGACAGCCCGTTGAGTTCGCTACGTGTCTCGGCAATGGCTTGTTCAATGTCAGCCGTGCTAACCGCACCGGGGTCAACCCGTGTCGCCTCCCGAACCTCTTGCACCTTGTTATAGAGCGCAATGCTTTCGCGCAGTTCGCGATTCAAGTCATCCTGCGCTTCGGCAGCGCCATCCACTTCATCACCGAAATCAATGAACGCCGCTGCGGCCGATGCAACCAAACCGATAATCAAGCCCCAAGGCGTTGCCTTTGTAGCGATATTCAGCGCACGGGTCGCGCCAGCGGCATTCGTTGTTGCAACGGTGTACAGCCTCTTGACAACCGTGACGGCGGCTACGGTTGCTTGGTACGCCTTCTTTAATCCGTTGAGGCCGAAGATGACGGCACGATAGGCGGTAAAGGCGAGTATGCCCGTCCCAACAACCTTGACGATGGTTTGAAGATTCTCGGCGAGGAAGACGATTGCCTTCCCTGCCACAGACGAGGTTTGCGAGAACTTAAGGAACAGGTTCTCAACCGCATTGCCCAACTTGGCAAGGGAAGCGGCGAGTGTGGCGTTGTTGATATCGGCTTGCTCGTAGGCGGTCTGTGTGCCGGTCACCGCTTCGGTCAGGCGTTGGAATGTCGGTATGTTGTCCAACAAGATGTTACCTGCTGTGACGCTTTCAAGGCCGAACAACTTGGTTTGTGCCTGTGCCCTTTTTACAGGGTCTTGAATTGCATCGAACTCCTGCTTTGTCTGTTCAAGGGCCGCGTTGATGTTGAACTGACCGTCAACAAAGCCTTTGCCCGATTGCACAAGCTTCAGAATGATGTTCCGTAGTTGCGTTCCAGCTTCTGCGCCCTTGAGGTTCTTCTCGGCCAGCGTCTCGGTGAGGGCAACGCCTTGCTCAATGTTGATGTTGTTGGCCGCAAGCACGGTTCCAACCTTGTCGATTGTTTCTGCTACTTCGCCAATGTTCGCCGCACCTTCCAACGAACCGGCCGCGAGCACGTTAATGAGTCGCCCTGACTCTGAAGCGGGTAGGTTGAATTGGTTCAGTGCTCCAGCAACGGCGTTGCCAGCAGTAGTGAGGTCAATCTTTGCGGCTTCCGATAGTGTGATGACCTCACGGGTGACTTCGGCCAGCGCCTCCTTGTTCTTCAGTAGGTCAGGTCGTGCGCTGCCGATTGCTGTGAACGCTTTCGCTACGTCAGACGCTCCAACGGTGGTTTCTTCGCTGAAACGGATTGATGCTTCGCGAAGGAAGTCAAGGTCTTCGCCCGTTGCGCCTGTGATGGACGATAGTTCGCCAAGGGCATCGTCAAACTCAATGATTGAGTCAACGCCACCGCTTATGGTGTTGAACACCCCGCGAACCAATGCGTCAACCGCAAAGAACTGAGCGAATTGCTTGACGCTTTCTCCAATGATGCCGCCTGTCTGTTGCGATGCCTTGCCAAGGTCGCCCATGTCTTTGGCTGCTCTTCGTGCGCCGGAGGCCGTGTTGTTCACGCCTTGTGCCGCCCCTTGCGCAGCCGCTCCAAGGCCACGCATCCCGTTTGCCGCACCCGTTACGGTGTTGCCGAGGGTCTGCGTCCCTTTTGCCGCGCTGTTGGTGGCTTGGGCAGCGGCGTTGGCACTCGTTGCGCCTTTGTTGACTTCGTTGTTGAACGCGGTAACCTTCTTCTGTGCGTCCGTGTACTCCTTGTCGAGTTTCTCTACGGACGCGGCAAGCGCAACGGCCCCGTCCTTGTCGGATACCTCGGTTGTGATTCGGAATATGATGTTCTCAACCGCCATCTTTATCGTCTACCTCGCTTGCCTGTTGTTGCAAGTCGGATAGCCGCACGAAGGTACTCACGGTTTGATAGTAGTTCTCTGCTGTGCCGCCCAACAACCTATCCACCTCGCTTGGTAATCGCTTGCACACCATGAACGCTTGCGCATTCAAGTCCTCCCTTTTTTCATAAAGAACTTCTTGCGCCCACCTCCACCTTCGTTTGGCCCTTGCTGCCTCAAGTCCTGCGCGACCTTCCGTAGGTGTATCACGTCCTGCGCTTTCAAATAGTCTTGGATGTCTATCTCGGAGAAGCCCGAATAGCCTTTGGTGATGACGAATGCTTGCCGCAAAAAAAAACCACGGCAATCAGCATCTTCTTTCCACCGCGCCTCCTTCAGTTCATCGTGCTTCTCGGTTTGCATCTGCAATGGCTCATCGTCAATGACGAAGTAGCACTTGGCAAGTTCAAGCATGCTCTTGGCCTCCATTGCCCATTGCACGCGCTGCTCCATGTAGTGGAGCGTTCCGAACATATCTACAACCTGACCCTTGTTGCCAAACTCCTTCATCTTGTTGATGTAGGCAAGCAAGTCGGCAGGGGTGAAGTTCATCAATGCCCACTCCGCCGCAAGTTCCGCGCTCACGGCGCGTGCCGCTGGCATTGCCAAAGGCTTGTCAAAGGCGTACCATTTGCCCCCTTTGCTATCGGTGTACATGAGCGATGCATCATGCTCCACACCATATTGGTCTATCCACGTTCGTTTGTCCATTGTGTTCAGTTCAAGCACAGCACGAGGCTGTACACAACATCATACTCCACGCCTTCTTGTATCTCTTGCAACGCCACCACTTTCTCATACACTTCACACGGGTAACATTCATTCGGCTCAGGCGTGAGCCGTGCTAAGAGTTGCATGGGCCTGTTGACGTATCGCCTCTTCATCGGTGCAAGGTATCGCGTCAACTCTTTGGCAGTTGAACAAAGTCGAACAGCGTGTTGTGCATCGCGTACCGCGTGCAGTCGAGCAAGTGGCCCATGCTCTCAGCCCCAAGCGGAGCGTGCTTCAACTTGCCCGTCTTCTTAATTCGCACTTCACCTTCGCTGCCCCTCAATATCTCAACGAAATTGAGGTCATGCTTTGTCCACTTGCATCGTGGGTTGACGCGGACGTTCGGGAATCGCGCCCAAACAGAGTTGCAGAACATTCGACTATCGCTGATGCCCGGATTGCTTGATGCCAGCACAAAGCGGTCATCGCTCAAGTTCAGTTCATTAGCAATGACGTTGTATTGACTTAGATGGTTGCGCAATCCACTCATCCTTGCGATGCCGCTTGCGTCACCGGTTACGTATATCTCCGGATTGAGGTGGGCGTACCTCACCTTGATAGCATCGCACACGGTAGGAGTATCGGCGTTCTCAAGGCGCACCTCGTCAATGATGTGAAACCATGACTCTTGGTCGGTCTGAAAGAGGATGCAACAGGCCGGGTCCACGTTGAAGTCGAAGCTGATGAACAAGGGCCATTGTCTGTCATACTCCACCGCGCCCATGTGCTTCTTCTCATCAAAGCCATACATGAACCGTCCTTTCAAGTCGACTTCCCACAAGCCTTCAACGAATCGTGCATATGTGGCGGGGTCAAGGTTCTTCCATTGTTCCCATTGCTCCTCAGTCACCTTGGCGTTGTCCTTCGCAAGTGCAGTCGTGTAGTCGAATGGAACCGCGTCAGGGTCTTGCATCCATCGGTCGTGGATGATGTCCTTGACCCAATTGAACGCCGGATTGAACGTGGCAAGCACGATTGGAGGTGGCATGTCTTCAACGTAGTAACTGCCTACGCGCTCCAATGCTTTGTCGTATGTCTCTTGCCTCAACTCCTCAACCTGTTCAAGCAAGAACCCGTTCGTCTCCAATCCTTTGAATCGGTTGAGGTCGGGGTCACGCGCATAGTTCTCGGACATGAAGTAGATACGTGACCCGTTGCTGAACTGAACGTGATACTCCAATCCTCCGCGCTTCCATGTCACATCGGCGTCTCCAAGAATCTTCAGTAGGCTCGGTTCGGTGTTTCGCGATAGGTCGGGCATTGATGCGCGAACGATGTGCCAGCGTGTCTTGGCGTACCTCTTCGCCAGCAACACCAGCACAATCAAGTACAGGAACGTCTTGCCGCCACGGATGCCTCCTCCATAGAAGAACTGCCGCTTGGTCATGTGGCGCTTTGGCTTGTAGTTCTTGGGCAACGTGTTCTTTCGCTTGCCCTCGTAGTAGGCAAGCATCTCCATCAACCGCGTGAACGCTTCAACCTGCTTCGGGTTGGTCTCGTTGTTGATTGTAGCGGTTACGCCCATAGAACACTTACATTCTTTCGGGTTTCCCGAACATTAAAGGTCGATTGACAATCCACCCGGGAGTTCAATGATTGTTCGCCTGTCCCCTTGGGCATTCTGGTCCGATGTGTTCCGTTGCGCCGCTTTACCGTGCGCCCTGTCAAGCATCCCCGACAGAACGAACCATCCTTGCTTTGACAATAGTTCCTTCGCCACTATACGCAAAAGGAACGGCTGGGTATCATCCTGTGCCGTTTGCACAAGTTCGGCCTTGGTGGCATTGAGCATTGTCTCCATCACCTCCGCAACTTGTAACGCACTCACCGCCTCAACGCCGGAATCTTTCATGCCTTTCAGCACGCTACTGACCAACTTGCGCGGACGGCCATTGATGTTCCCGCTCTCACCCGGCAACCATTGATGCGTTTCCCCGCCATGGGGCTGCTTGACACGCTTTGGCATCCTTTGTTCATCCTCTGTTATGCAATTGCTTGCAAGAACTCATTGCGGCACGCTGCATTGTCCTTCATCACGCCGAGCAGCTTCGTGGTAGTGGTCATCGCTCCATGCTTCTGAACACCTCGCATGCTCATGCAAAGATGCTGTGCGGTTAGTTGAACGGCAACGCCATTGGGGTTCAGTCCCTTATGAAGGAACTCGGCAACCTGTGTTGTGATGCGCTCTTGGTTCTGCAACCGGCGTGCAAAGTGGTCGACCGTTCTTGCAAGCTTGCTCAAGCCGACAATACGCCCGTTTGGGATATACGCAACAGCGGCATGTCCGAAGAACGGGGCCATGTGATGTTCACATAGGGAATAGAACGGTATCCTCGTTTGCACAATCATCTCGTCGGTCCCTTCGGCATCAAACGTGGTCAACTTGAAGTCTGCGGGTGCCATGAACTCTCGCATGAACTTGGTGTACCGCATTGGCGTATCAATCAAGCCCTCACGATGCACGTCCTCTCCAATGGCGGACAGGAATATTCTGATGCTGTCTTCTGCCAGCTCTTTTTGCAGTTGGGTCATGGTTCGTAGATGACATTGCTTGACTTGGTTTCCGCAAGTTCCAGTCGCTTGATAGGAAGGCCCGTCTCTTTGTTGATCGCATAGAACAACCACATTGCCATATTCTCTGCGGAGGTTTCAAACGGCAGGCCGAGGAACGGCTCATTGGCGAGCGTCAGCAATTCTGCAAGAGGGTCTTTCTCGTAGAGCAAGAAATAGTGGTCATACTGCCTAATGATTGGCTCTATAGCGGCATCAATGTCCGCGAAGAGGCATGTGATTCCTTGTGCATTGGGTGAAGCAAACTCAAGGTGGCATACCACTTCATAGGTGTGTCCGTGTATGCGCCCGCACTTTTCACCCGCAGTACGATTGCGGTGTGCCGCATAGAAGTGATATTTCTTTGTGACTCGTATCATAGGATGCTCCAAATCTTGTGCTGCTGAACGCTCAACCTCCACTCAGGATGCATCTTGCATAGCTTGATGCAATGATTGACGTTCTCCTTGTTGATAGTGAAGCCGTCCGAGTGAGGGCTGATGTACCGATACAAGGCTTCAATGGAAGGTTGGGGTATGCTTTGACCAGCGTGGCGCACATACCTCAGTTCGTGTACGCCGTCTGGAAAGTTCTTGGCAACAATATGCTCCGCCACCTTTGGACTGACTACCACGTGGTCGAGGTTCATCCCTTCCGGCAATGGCCTCAATCCGGATGTCTCGATGCATTGATGGTATCCTTTTTCACGAAAGAACTTGACGTGGTCGGGCGTAAGCTGGTCGAGCGGTTCGCCTCCTGTCCACACAATCCACATACATGGGAAGTCCTGTATGCCTTTGTGTAGTTCCTCCAATGTATGTGGGCTTCCGCTTTCAAACTCGGTGTCGCACACCACACCTGATGCCGCACATGCATGCTTGGTTTTGCAACCTTGGAGCCGGATGAAGATGGACGCCTCTCCGGCACGTGCGCCTTCGCCTTGAAGGCTGTAGAATACTTCGCTGATGTTGAGTGTCATGCTTCGGTAGAGTAATAGGTGTGGTCTTTTGCCTTCGACTTTATCTGCCACTTGAACAACCCTACGACAGGCATGTTGATGTAGACCCCAAGCAGCAGTTGTAGAAGTTTCATGCTCATCCAATTGCTATCACCGTGACAATCGCCAAGAGGTGATAGGTTGCGTGTGCCAATGATGACTTCGTTGTAGCCTCTTTGTGCGAGTTCCGCAACCATGTAGAAGTTCCGATTGGGAATGTCTGTTTGCCACGGTTTGTCAATGATGATGAGTTCTTTGCCTAAAGCCCGTGCCATTGCTTCCGCGTGTGGCCGCTCCAATACTTCGTAACTCTGACCGTATGCAAAGAAGACGCAGTCGAAAGAACGCTCAAGCTGCGCACAAGCGACACTATCCATTCCACCCGACAGAAGCAATGCCTTTCGCCCTTCGTCGTATCGTTTGAAGCCGAAGGGCGACCATCGTAGTGCTGACGTGTGGAACGGGATGTCCATCACAATGTGAAGCATTGATGCAAGGGCAAAGGTGGGAGCGACAAAGAACCCGATGATTGGGAACAGAAGTGAGTGGGTCAATCGGTAAAGCCATGGCAATCGCATGCTCCACTTGTTGAACGGCTTTCGCTGCAGTTCATTCGGCACAAGGGCAACATCGGGCGCAACACTACCCAACAAGGCAAGCGGGTCCTTTGTGATGCCGTACAGCGCTAACCCCGTAATGATATGAGCAATGACGTGCATGGCTATAGGTGTTGTTCAGCGTACCGTTGAAACCTGACCCATTGCTGGAAGTTGTGCAGGTTGATTGTATTGGTGTCCTTCACACGTTTCCCCGGCGGCTTGTTCTGCCTTGTGTTGCCGCCCTCAAACAAGCACACGTTGCCATACTTGCCGCCTACGTTCCACGTTGTGCTGTCAACGCTATCGAACCGCAACTTGTGCAGCCATTCGAGGTTCGTGAAGCCAAGGCCATGGATTTTTGCGCCTCGTTCATGTGCAGCACTTATGAACTGCGCGAGTATTGCAGGGTTCTTGCGCATCTTGACCCCATCGGGTGTCGCCGTTGTTGTGCCTATGGCAACGTACTTGTACTCTTCACACATCTTCAACCAACCTTCCCACCTACGATTACTATGCCAGCATGGTATGGGAGCAATGCCAACCGCCTGTGCTATACGGTCACGATACTCTTCCACTTTGGGTAGACCCACGATAGCATCAATATCAAGTTCAAAGAACAGCCTTTGATTGGTGCTTTTGATGAACGCGATATACTTTGCCACATACTCGTCCCAATTCATTCTTCGTGCTTGTGCCGGGTTGCGAAAGGTCGAGAATGCGCCGCTATCTAAGATGTGCTTTTCTTGGCGCACATAAGGCCCAAAGCGTCCGGTCTTATGCTCAAAGAACGACGATAGTAAGTAGATGTCATCGGTGGGCTTCGGCCAAACCTTCTCAATCGTCTTGAACCCAGCGAGATATACAATCATGTAAGGCCGAGGAGATTGAATACTACCTGTTCCTTTGACCCTCCAATCTCGTTAAACTTTGCAATGACCTTTTGGTGGTCATCGGCTGTGTACTTCAGCGTGATGTTCATGCTTTCACGACCGGGGCTATCCCCTTCCATGAAGAGGTTGTCCATGTCAACATCATCCGTCTTGAAGAACGGCACACCCCAATTATCAAGCAACCCTTCATCCCACACGCTTGACAAAATAGCCCAATCCCAATCTCCGGTTGAGACATTGTCTTTAATCACGAACTGCTTGCGTTGCTCTTCAGACCAATCATCAGCATGGATGACGGGAACTTGAGCGATGCCGAGTTCAACACATGCCTTCAATCGGGCGTTGCCGCCAAGCACCATATGCTTCTTCCGCCCTGCCTTTACAACGACAAGCGGACGCTTCCATAACATCTCCGGGAAATCCTCAATTGATTTCTTCAACTTGGCGTAGCGGTCGTCCTTCAGAACCCGTGGGTTATCAGGATTGGAGATGACGCTTTCAATCGGCAGAAGTTCAGCGCTCATATCGGTTGGCATGTGTATGTGATTAGCGTTGCTGCAATTGCGACTTCACCGTGATAGGCAACAAGGCCAACAAGGTGAATGTACTTGCGGTTGACGCGAAAGTACCACTCTCGCATATTGTTGGCATCTGCAATAGAGGGCCAAGAGCCGGAAGCGATGGCGGTCCACGCTTTATCATATGTGCTGCTCCAAGGGGCAATGTACAGGGCGTGATATCCGCGCATCAGGTTAAGCGCGAAACGAAAGACCGCGCTGAAGGCGAACGCCAAAGCAATGGCGAAAAGAATGCCTTGTTCAGCGTAGGCGGGAAGCCCTACTATCAAAGCACGTGTAATCCATTGAGATTGGTGGTCAATCACCTCATTGTCTTCAATCTGTGAGTAATCATCATAGGCTGACCATACAGCAACAATCAACGCCCACACCAACACAAGCCACCAATAGCCTACACCCATTTGCCCTTGTAGTTCATGTATGTGCCGAACCACAACAAAGCGGTTGGGGACACGGTGAAGGGAATCCATGTCGGATTGCCGTCCATTACCAGCATCATTGTGGCAACGACGCTGAACAGGTGAATGAGAATAGCCATAGGCCAACGGGTCTTGCCGAAGCCTTGCTTTCGCGTGATGTATTTTCCGAACGTCATTCTACTTTGATGCATTCTTTGACTTGTTCTTCCGCATAGCCAAAGGCAACCAAGGCGCGTGCAACCATAAATGCCACATGCTCAAGGCCAACATCGTCGCTGGGATGCTCGACAAGAACACGATGGTTGACGCAATCATATGGCAGACTCGTGTCAACTTCGTTGGTCGGTTCAATGATGATGCGCATCGGTATTAGCCTTACCGGCCGGAGGTGGTTTGAATGGGGGCCGCACACCCACGCACGGCCACCCATTCATTGTGAGCCACGTACAACATCAAACGTGACTCAACGAAGGTAAACCACCTACCAAAGTAACTGCCATCCAAACTTGAAAGCCACGGCCATCGCAGCCGAAAGCATCCCAACAACGAAGGCCAGCGCAACAAGTCCCGTCAACGCAAGCACCGTCTTTCCGGGTAGTGATTCTTTGAACCATTTCATCTTTTAGGTCGTATTGCTGCGACACACCAACCACTCAACAAGCCCGTGTTCATTGGTTGAGTGAGAACGTAACTGACCTCCACCTCCGTGGTTACACCACTTGGATACAGGTCGCGCTCAAGAGTGATTGTATCGCGTGATTGGATGTCTTCGCTTTGCACCATCAGAAA